CGGGGATCAGCCCGCTCTGACCGTCCACGAGGAATTCGTACACATCGTTCTTCTGGGCCATGACCTACCTCCCGCCGCCCATGGGTCGGTTGGCGAGGCCGGACAGGGCCGCCTCGAACTCGACCGCGCTGACGGCCTTGCCCGGAGCCCAGCCCGCATACCGGCACAGGGCCGCGCCCTGCCAGGCAGGCAGACCCCGCTCCCGGATCAGCTCGTTCACGTCATGGAGATCGGCCGGGGCCGCCTCCTGGACCACCACGCCTTCGCCTTCATGCAGGGTTCTCTCCTCCGTCCCTTCCTGGCCAGCCGGGATGTCCGGGGCATCGGAGGGGATGTCGGTCTGGGAGACGTCCGGAACATCGACCGGGGCATCGGCCGCGCCGACGCTGTTGTCGCTCTTCTTAGCCATGCAACACCTCGTAGTTGGGGTTGAACGTCACACTTCTGATCCACGGGGTGTCCCGGTCCTCGCAGGTGAACCCCGAGAAATCCACGTACAGGGCGTTCGACAGCTTGCGCTCCAGCTGCACGCTGCCGTAGCTGTAGCCGCCGCGCTCGGCCCGGCGCGCCGTGACCCGCACGGCGTTGCTGTCCGGGTCGGCCAGCTGGCCTGGCAGGGCCAGAGGGAAGCGGCGGCAGAAATCCTCGATCCAGGCCTCGTCCTCGGCCAAAATCTCGCAACGCACCGGCAAGGTCACGGCGTATACAGCCCAGCGCATCCTGCCGTGAGTGGAGCTGCCGCTGTTGATGCGGGCCAGGCGGCGGCGCAGCCGCTGAAACTCCACGGGCATCCAGGTCAACTCCAGCCTGGGCCTGCCCAGGAGCACGTCTTCCGCCGCCGCGTCCTCGGTGCGCTCCACCACCTTCTCCAGGGGCAGGCCGCAGGACATTGCCGCCGCGCGGATGACTTCAAGCGCCACTGATCTCATCTTGCCCGCCTAGGCCTTGAAGCCCGAGGCCACGAAGTCCGTGGCCATGCCCCGGATCTCCTTGACGTCGTCCTCGTTGATGCCGATGTACGGCCGCGCGGGGATGCGCACCTTGCGGCCCCGGCCGGCCATGCCGCCGAACTGGTGGATGGCCGCGTAGACCACGTTCGTGCCTACCACCACGCGCTGGGGCGTGGCCTCGTACACGATGGAGCCGCGCAGGCGGCCCTTGTCCACAAGGGTCCGGCCAAAGCCCCTGGAACGCCGACCCTTGAGGCCTTGCGTCCAGGCCCGAGCCGAAGGCGTCCACGTGCGCCCGTCCGGGTCCTTGCCCGCCTCGAAGCGCTCCAGGGTTGAGCTGACCAGATACTCGCCGATGGACGAGGTCAGCTCGTCCGTGCCGCCCATGCGGCGCAGGCCGCTGTCCAGGGCCGCGAAGAGCTGTCCCATGTCCATGGTGAAGGACGCACCAGCCACGGCTAGAATCTCCCCCGCCAGAAGCCCTCGGGAAACAGCGCATGGGCCGAGGTTGCGGTGAGCCCGCAGTCCTGGTCCGCCGGCTTGGCCCCGATCAGCTCCAGGCCGAGATCCAGATCGCCCGCGGTGATGGCGTCCAGTTCCTTGAGCGCCTGCTTGTGCAGTGTTTGCAGGGGCAGCCAGGAATTCTCCCTGTCCGCCTCGGTGCGCATGACCGAGGTGATGGCCCCGACCACGCGATAGGCGGCCAGCACCGCCGTGATGCGCCTGATGGTCGCGGGCACGGTGATGAGCGGCACCACAAAGCGCTTGCGCAGGCGGTCGTCGATCTCCTGCGTCACGCCCGCGATGTGCCGGGCGATGAGGCCGGGCTTGAGCGCCTCCAGCTTGTCCAGATAGGCCTGGAGCACGTGGCCGGAGAGGTCGTCTGCGGTGCAATAGCCGGACATGGGGATGCGCCTCTATCTTTTGAACCTGTTTCGACCTGGTTTCGACCTGGTTTTTGCCTAGTTCAAACCTCGTGCGCGGGGGTCGGCCCGCGCACGGGGTTGTCTGGTCGCTGCTAGCCCACCACGGTGCAGACGCTGATGGCGTCCATGCTCGGCACCGGGAAGGGCTTGCTCATGGCCACCAGCTTGTAGCCGCTGGGGTCGTCCTGCTTGATGGGTTTGAGGAACAGCGGCAGGGGGGCCAGCTTGGCGTCGAAGTCGTCCAGGGCGCAGTAGGGCATGACGTGCCCGCCCGCCGGGTCGATGGCCCGGAGCTGAGTGCTCGGTTGCACAGCGTTCCACTGGTTCAGGGTGACCGGATCAGGGTATTCCTCGGCCCGCATGACGATCTCGGCCGCGCCCACGATCAGGGCGCCGTCCTTAATCTCCACGCGGATGGAGTTGCCCTCGTAGGCCTCGGCCAGGCGCAGCAGGGCGTCGAAGGCGTCCTCGCCCGCCCAGTACTTGATGGCGCCGCCGCCGAACCCCTTGCGCCGCAGGGCCTTGCGCAGGGCGTTCACGGTCTTGATCACGTCGGTCAGGCCCGCGCCGGTGGCGTCCCACTTTTTGGTGGCGGTGACGCTCACGGGGGAGCCCCATTCCACGCTGTAGATGTCCTGGCCGCCGCCGGAAATCTGGATGGGCCAGGCGATGCTGCCGTTCAAGGCCTGGGCCGCGATGCCCTCGGTGGTCTGGCGGATGGTGCGGCGCAGATTGTCCGTCTTCTGCGTCGCCCAGGCCTCCACCCCCTGCTCACCCATGAGCTTGAGGTTGTTGACCTCGGTGGGCGTCACGGTGTCGTTGAGGGAGATGGGCAGGGGCTCGTAGGCCGAGATGGACTGACTTTCGGTGGGCATGGCCAGGGAGGGCGCGCCGCGCCGGATCACCGGCATGGTGCGCACCCGGCGCTTGATGTCCTGGGCGTTCACCACCGCGAAGGCGTGCTGGGGGCGGTCCTTGAACACCTCGTCCATGACCACGGTGGACAGTTCCGGCAGGCTCGTGAGCCGCCGGACCTGGGCCTGGAAAGAGAAAACGCTCCTGAGATCCATGGGTCGCTCCTATTCGGGGTAGATGCCGACGGCGATGAGGGCCGCCAGGGCGGTTTCGTCGGGCGCGGTCTGGGCCGTGGCGCCGACCTTGAGGCTCGGCCGCTTCGCCGAACCGTGCACGATGACCAGGCCGGAATCCTGGGTGGCGGTGTCGCAGGCCAGGTCGAGGACTCCGACCACGGCCAGGGGCTCGGCCTCGACCGGGGGGTCGCCCACAGCCGGGGGATCGGGGTCCCAGGGAACCAGGCCGCTGGCGCTGTCCTCAAGCAGCAGCCCGGAGGGCAGCACGCCCTGGTCGGGCTTGATGGCCAGCGTCAGGATCACGGGCGGGTGGCACTGGCCGCGCGCCGACTCCTCGATGATGATCAGGGTGCCGATCTTGGCATTACTCATGTGCTCCTCCTAGACCTTGTTGCGGATCTTGCCGTAGTCCACGACCTCGGCCCTTTGGCCGCCTGACTGCGCCGAGTCCGAAAAGTCGCGGCCCAGGCCGTTGCCGGGCTGGGCGTCCATGAACTCAAAGAAATGCTGGACCAGCGGCTTCTTGCCCGCACCCTCGCTGAACTCCAGCTCGCCGCCGCCGTCCAGGCGCTCGGCAAAGGCCACGAGCGACGCCTTTTGCGCCGGCAGGGCCTTGCCCGCCTGCACCAGGGCGTCCACCTTGCCCTCCAGCTCCTTGCGCCGGGCCTTGGTCTTCGCTTCGGCGAACTCGGCGTCCTTGGCCGTCTGGTCCGCCTTGAGCTTGTCCAGCTCCTGCTTGAGCTGGGCTATCTCGGCGTCCTTGGCCTTGGCCGCGTCGTCGCCGCTGGCCGCGCGCAGGCGCTGCAGCTCGGCCTCGGCCGCAGCCAGCTTGGTTTCCAGTTCCTTGACCTTGTCCATGTCGTCGACCTCCACGTCCTCGCTGTAGTATTCGCCCTCCCCATCCGCCGCCCCGTTGGCGAAGGCGGGGAAGTCCGCCAGCCCCTGCACCGCCGGGGGCATGGCCCCCAGCAGGCCGACGTGGCGGAGCCGTCCGTCGGGGTACAGGCTGATGCTGCGCTTCTTGTAGCGGCCCGCCTGAACCCACTCCTGGATCGTCTTGGGCACCTCCTTGAAACTGGCCAGCAGCAGCCCGCCCTCGCGCTTAAGGCCGCTGACCCAGCCGTAGGCCGGGGCGTCGGTTCGCGGATGTCCGAGCACCAGGGGCGGCTCGTGGAGCTTGGGGTCCAGGGTGGTCACCATGCGGTCCAGGTCCTGGGCCGTGAACATGCGCTCTGTGCCCGAGGCGTCGGTGTGCGTGCCGGTCTTGAAGACCTCGATCCAGTTCATGGGGCGAGACTGCCTCGCGGAGTGCCGGGAATACAGGATCGGATGGGATATATGGGGGTGATTTGGAGGGAAGCTTGACGAGAAGGACGGGGGGAGCTATATTTAATCCTGGTGGCGTACCCTGAGCCCCGCGCGGGCGGGGGTCGAAGCAAGGGTGCCGCCAAGCCCAGCCCGGCCCGCGACAGCTGGGCTTTTCTATTTATCCTGCCTGCAAAAACGAGGGGGGACTCTCATGGGACAAAGCAAACGGCATATGGAAGAACAGGAACGCAAACGGGATGATGCGCTCGCCATTGCGATCCAGGCTGGGGTCATTGAGGAGTGCGAGTTCCACCCCGGCACCTACTACGACGGCGGCGCGGATATCGAGGAAGCCTACAAGCTGGGCAACTTCCTGTTCTCGCAAGGCGACGTCGAAGGCGCGTTTGATTCGCGCCGCGAGATGACGGACTTCATCAAGGAAGCGGTGGAGGAATACCACGCGGTTGATGAATGCCAGTGCTGCGCCAAGATCCGCGACGAGGATTAACACCAGCGCTCCGGGCATCACGGCTCCCGGTACAGCAGCGCCGCAGGCCCGGCCGCGTCCAGGGCCTTGCGCCTTTGCGCGTCCAGGTAGCGCAGCAGGTCCTGCTCGCGCTCCCGCACCTTGGGCGGAAATACCGTGCTGCCACTCCACATGCGACCGCCATACAGGCGGAACACCGCGAATCCGCCGACCTTCCCGTCCTCCCCGGCGAACAGCCGGACCAGGTTCAGCGTCTGCACCAGGCGCTCGCCCACCCGCGCCGGGTACTGCCATATCTCGTAGGGGTTCAGGATGGTGCGGGCCAGCAGGCGCATGTAGAGCTCGCGCCCTTCCTTGGCCACCTTGTACGTGCCGCTGCCCTTGTCCAGGAACAGCCTGTCGTTGATCACCAGCGGGTGCTCCACGTGGGGCAGGCGGATGGCCTTGCTCCCGCCGAAGGGCACGCCGAACTCGCCTAGGAAGGCCTTGAGGTACTCCACCTGGCTCAGGCCGGCGGGGAGCAGGTCGCCCTTGGCCACGGGCAGGATGTTCCTGGCCGGGATGTCGCGCGCGGCGATCCAGCAGGACGGCCCCTCGGCAAAATGCTTGCCCGGACAGAGCAGCTTTGGGGCCTCTTGCAGCGCGGCGGCAGGCGGCGCGGGCGTGGGTGCAAGCGTCGCGAAGAAGTCCTTGCCCACGTTGCCCTCAAAGCCCTTGTCCGGCATCAGGGCCACCGAGCCCAGACCCGGCACGCCGTGGGCGGCCTCGTCCATGTGGTCGGGGATCTCTGTCTCGACCTCCAGGCCGCGCGCGCGCACCTGGCGCTCGGACAAGCTCTTGACCGTGCAGCGGCAGCGGAAGCCGTTGGGCGGGTACCAGCTGTTCCAAAAGCTATGGTCGGCCGGGTAGACCTTGCCGTTCAGGGCGAGGTGCGCAGGCCGCGTGCGGCCGTCGGCCACGGCCGAATACTGCCAGTAGGGGCGTAAGCGCACCGCGCGCCGCATCTGGGCGTAACGCCCGGCCATGTAAGCGCTCTGGACGTTGGTGCGGTAGATGGTCTCCAGCCGGTAGGGCGTGGCCCCGGTCCAGCCGGCCTTTTGCAGCTTCGGACCGATGTCCCGCTTCCAGGCCTCGAAGGTGGTCCCCTCGGCCAGGCTCTGGTGCATGGACTCGAATACGTCGCGCACCAGGTCCGCCTTGGCCAGGCCGCCCACATAGACGGCGCGTTTCTTCGCTTCCGCGCTCGCGGCCTCGTACTCGGCCTTGGTCATGGGCACCCGGCTCTTCCAGTAGGCCAGGGCCTCGGCCGGAGGCAGGGCCAGGGCCTCGGCCGGAGGCAGGGCCAGGGCCTCGGGCTTGTCGGCGTCCAGGCTGGCGGCGCCGGGCATGGGCTAGTCCTCGTCCCGGCGCACGGTGAAGCGGCCGGTCATGTCCGCCGCGAAGAGCGCCGCCTCAAGCAAGCCTTCCAGGCCTGGGGCGTCGAGCTCGGGCATGGCCTCGGCCAGGAGCATCTGCAGATCCTCGGGCGTTTCGGCCTTTGCAACCATCTTGAGAACCGTCTCCACCAGGCTGCCCACGGCCGCCGTGCCTGCGGGCAGGGCCCCGGCCACCAGCGCCTCCACGCGGGCCTGGCCCTGCGGGGGCCGGTCGGCCGGTTCCCGGCCGGTTTCCGCGAACTGCCCGCCGCCGTCGACTGCGGAAACCGCAGGCGGGGCCACGGTGAACTCGTCCTTGGCCAGGCTGAAGTGCCGCTCGTAATAGACCGCCGTGAAGCGCACGCCCTGGGTGTGGAGCTTGCCCCCCAGATCGGCCTTGGCCGCCAGGTCCTCGGGGTCCGCGTAGTCCCACACCGGCGTCAGCGCCGGGGAGCCGTTGACCTGGCCATAGGTCCAGGCCAGGTCGGCGAAGAAGGTGCGCACCAGCACCTTGTCCGCGTCCGCGAAGTCCTGGCTCACCTGGTAGTGGGTGTTGGACGCGGCGTAGGAGCCGTGCTCGCCCACCTGGCTGGTGAGGGTCTGGCCCTCCAGCAGGATGGCAATGGCCTCGTCCCACATGGTGACGATCTTGCCTTGCAGCTCGCCCTTGCCCGAGGACTCCACGATCTGGACCTTGCTGCCGCCCGAGACAACGGCCACGGCCTCGCGCACCATGTTGCGCAGGCCGTCGAGCATCTCCTGCCGCTCCGGGCGCTGCGCGTTCGGCCGGGCCTCGCCGATCACCCAGGGCTGGCCGAAACGCTCGGCGAAGCGCATCAAAAATTCGATGCCCGCGCGCTTGAAGGTCACGGGCCACAGGCAGCGCGAGAGCAGGCGCAGGCCGTAGGGGTTGGCGTAGGTGGGGAAGTGGCGGGCCAGGATGAACTTGTGCTGCGGCACGGGCTCCGGCACGCCGCGCTCACCCACGAAGAGCAGCTCGTTCCTGTCGCCGAAGGCGAACCACTCCCGCGGCCGGGGGCAAAGGTCGGCCACGCGCAGGCGACCGCCCTCGGCCCGCCAGAGAATCTCCACCGGGGTGAATCCGAAGTACGGCGCGTCCAGTATCTGCGCGATGCAGTTGTACAGGTCCACGCGCTCCAGGTCGCGGCTGAGGGCCTGGGCCATGCCTTGCGCCTCGGGCGTGGGCTCCTGGCCCGACAGCGCGCCGGGCGCGTAGCCGTAGTCGCCGCACAAAAGCGTCTTGAGCTTGCGGCTCTGCATGCTGGCCGCGACCTTGTAGTCGGCGCTGAGCGCCTCCAGCACGCGGGCGTCGTCGCCGCTCTTGCGCAGCACCGGGTCTGGGTCGGGCAGCACGCCCAGCCAGCCCAGGCCCAGGCTGGCCAGCCCGGCGGCGTCGCGCGTGGCGATCTCGCCCAGCAGGCCCTGCGTGTCGCTGAAGTCCAGGTACTTGTCCTCAGAAATCCACAAACCTGCCGCCATCGCGGAACCCCCTGATGATGTTGGTCGCCTGGCTGCCGCTGGAGAGCACCTCAAAGGGGCCGCCCGCGTCCAGAGTGGCTGCGGCATACAGCGCCAAGGCCAGGGCCACCGCGCCGTCGCCGTGGCGCCTGGCCCCCTTCCCCGGCGCGCCCTTGTCCGCCGTGCGCACGTCCGGGATGCGCGGCACGCCCCGGATCAGGCGGATCAGGCGCAGGTCATCGCGCACCGAGGCGTCCTTCGGGATCGTCAAACCTCGGTCCTCCAGCCCGGCCTTGAGCCTGGGCATGTGCTCGCGGTACCAGGACTCGGAAAGCTTGATTTCCTCGACCATGCCAGCGCCGTAGCGCTGCCGCGCGAACTCGGCCAGGAACATGCCGTTGCCGCCGGCGTCGAGCGCCAGGCCGCACAGCCTGGGCAGCCGGTCGCACAGATGGAACAGCGCCTGCTCCTGCTGGCGGAAGGGACAGTCGCGCAGCTCCAGCACCAGCGGGGTGTCCAGGCGCAGCGCATCCTGCCGGAGCAGAGGCCAGAATACGGTGAGATCGGCCACGCGGGCGAAGTCCTCGCCGATATACGTGGCCAGGTCGCGCGGAAGCCGGTCCAGGACGGGCGTGACATGCTCCTCCAGCCAGTCGCGCATCTCGCGGTGCCGGGTCTCGTCGGGCAGATCCACGAATCCGGCCTGGGGCGGGGCCCAGCGCAGCACCGGAATACCCGGCTCCATGCAGGCCTCGATAATGCTCACGGGCAGGTAGGCCCCGCTGCCCTTGGAGGGGATGCAGTCCAGCTCCTCGTCGGCCGTGTCCTTGTACGTGTCGTACAGATCCTGCCGCCAGGCGGCCTCGGCTTCCGGGGTCCAGGGCTTGCCCATGACGCTGAAGATGCGCCGCACGAGGCCCTGGGCTATGGCGTCGTCCAGCGTGGTGCGGTGCAGACTGCCCTTGCGCCGTCCGGAGCGGATGTCTTCGCACAGCCGGTTGAACTCGTTGTCCACGCCGTTGTGCGTGCTGATGACCACCACCTGGCCGCCCCACATGGTGAGGGCGATGGCCGCCTTGAGCAGCTCCTCCAGGTCGTCCACGAAGGCCGCCTCATCAATGACAACCCGTCCCTGCTTGCCGCGCAGGTTCGAGGGGTTGCTCGAAAGGGCGACGACCTTGTGACGCGAGGGGAAATCGATGCGGTAGGCCTTGATCTCCTCGTCGCGCTTGCCCTTCAGCACGAACTCGCCCACCTCGCTGGCTGCCTTGTTGTACTTCCTGGCCCAGTCCGCGCAGGCGTCGATGTATTCGCGGGTCATGTCCTGGTTGAAGGAGATGTAGAGCACGTCCATACCCGCGCGGCCCTCGGTGGCGGCCAGGAGCACATCGTCCGCAGCCTCAGCCCAGGTGATGCCCACCCGGCGGCTCTTTTCATGCACCTTGAGCTGTGCCGGGTCCTTGATCCAGGCGGCCTGGTACTGCAACAACACCTGACCGTTCATGCGCCCTCGCCGGTGAGCAGCTTGCGCAGGGTATCGGCGTTTTCGGCCGAGAGCGGCCGGGGGCCGCTGGCCTCGCCCTCCGCGCCCTTGGGCTCCAGCGTCTTGATGAGGTCGAGGGCCTGCATGATCTCCTTCACCCCGGCCAGGTCAACGCCGTCGCGCACCTGGCGCGCCAGCTTGCGGCGCACGGCCTCGCGCAGGGCCTCGGCCACGGCGGCCTCGTCCGCGAAATCCACGCTGCCGGGCGCGGACCCGGCGTTCTCAAGTTGCCTGCCACGGCGCGCGGCCTCGGCCTGCTTCATGGCCAGACTTTCCAGGCTCGTCACCGCGAATGCGGCCATGGGATTTGTGGTCTTCAGGAGCTCCTTGAGCATCTTGGAGCGGGCAAGCACCGTGTCCGCGCGGATGTCCGCCTCGGCCTGGGCGATGGCCGCGCGCTTGGCCTGCCACTCGAACTTCTCGGCCCAGCGCTTGAGCGAGGACACGGCAACGCCGGTGGCGCGGGACACGGCCTCAAAGGTCAGGCGGTCCGCGCAGTACAGCTCCTGCGCGCGCCAGACCACCGAGGGCTCATGTTCCCGGCGTCCTTTCATCAGGCGTCTCCCAGCTCGCGGTCCAGGATGGCCAGGCGCTTGTCCAGGGCGCGCAGATCGGTCAGCACGCGGCCGAAGGAAATGGCCGCCGCCAGGATCACCTCGCCGTCCAGGGCGGCCGGGTCCTCGTCCAGGGGCAGCGCGCAGCGCAGCTGCTTGCGCAGGGCATCCGCCTCGGTGGCCAGCAGCAGGCGCTTCTGGCGCAATTCGGCCCGCTGGCCCAGGTACTGTGTCCTCTCGCTCATGGTGCCTCCTAGTCGACGATTTTGCTGCCGTGGGCGCGTTCACGCACCAGCGGGCAGAACATGTTGTTGGTGATGAGCCCGGTGAGCCGCTCCAGCAGCCTTGTGTTCGAGGCCACAAGATCGGATAGGTCCTTGGCCATCCGCTCGTAGTTTTTGACCAATTCTACGTTATCCTTGTAATACTGGGCCGTTTCCTTCTGATTTTCGCCAAGCTCGCGCAGGATCTCCTGCGTGTCCGCCCGGTAGACCTCCAGCTGCTTGGATGATTCCTGCCGCGACTTCTCGACCACCTTGGCCATGTCCTGCCGGTACAGTTCGAGCACGCGCTCCTGCTTGCGCTGCGCCAGGTAGTTGAGCAGCAGCACGGTGATGAGCACGGCGGCAGGCCCACCGAGCAGCAGCAGCAAAAGGCCGGGCACCCCGAGCTGCTGGAGGATGCCCGCGATGATCCCCAGCACGCGCAGTATTTGGGCAATTTCGGGGTTCACTGACCCTCCGTGGCGTTGGCGGTTTTGGGCAGGCCCTCGGCCCAGGTGACGAGCTTCAGGTAGCTGGCCTTGATGTTGAGGCAGACGCGGGCGTTGTGGCGGTTGACGGCCTGGATGTCCTCTGGCGTCACCGGCCCCCCCGGAAGGCTCCGGCCCTGAGCGGTTGGAACGCCTCGGGCTTCGCCGTCAGCGCCGGGGGCGGCGGCGGAACCGGCTGGATCACCGTCGCCGAAGCCCCAGGATTCATTGTACAGCCCCACCCACTCAGCCCCAAAAGTGCAACGGCCGTCAGCAGCGGCCACAGAATGCGACGCATCGGAAATCCTCCTGTCCGTGATTGTGAGGCTCACGGCCTCAATGGCGGCATGGGCCGTGGCCAGCTCCTTGACCAGCTTGTCGCGGCGGATGACCTCCGCGTCCACAATGCGCCGGGCCGTGTCGCTGGCCAGGCGGTTGGCATTGACCTGCGCGGCCACCAGCCTGGTGTACTGGGCGTCGCCTTTGTCCTTGGCCGTGGAGTGGCCGTGACGGTAGCCGCCCCAGGCGCAGGCCAGGCAGAGCACGAGTACCGCGAGCGCCACGCCCAGGCTCAGGGCGACCTTGCGCGCGGTGGACGTGGTGTCGAGGAGCGAGGCGAGGTTCATGGACGCCCCTCCAGCCCGGCGCAGCCCGGCCCCCAGTTGGCCCGGTTGTACAGGGGCTCCAGGGCGCGGATGCGCTCGACGTAGATGTTGGTTTCGTGCTTGGCTTCGCGGCTGCGCCCGGCGTTGACGGCGGCCAGGCTCTCCCACAGGCCGGGGTCAAGGCCCACCTTTGAGGCCAGGGCCTCGTCCTTGTAGGTCCAGCCAAGGCCCGAGTTGTAGCTGGCCTGGGCCTTGGCCATGCGGTCGCAGGCCGTATTGGCGCGCACGCGCTCGTACAGCCAGCGGTCGTAGGCGGCCAGCGCGCGCAGCGCCCAGCCGGGGTTCCAGGCGTCGGCGCGGCCCAGGTCAGGCCGCAGCCCACCGAACCACCTGGTGGTTGCGGGCATGAACTGCGCCACCCCCTGTGCGCCGACGGGGCTGCGGGCGTTCACGCGGCCGCGTGACTCGGTGTGGACC